ATAGATTCATTGTCTTTAAGATAGTCAATAGCAGTTTCTTTGACTTCTTCAATTAGTGTTTGTGTCATAAAAATTTGTAAGACTTCATTTATTAGTATATCAATTAATAATATAAATGTAAATTAATTCCATTCATTATTGCCATTCATAACGGCCATTCATTATTGGCATTCATTATTGCTGATTAGTTGTTGAAAATTATTTATTTATTTTTATTTTTTAAAATTTTTTTTTAAATTTTTTTTTTAAAAAAAATCCAGGTAAAAAAATTCCAGGATATTTTTTATCCTGGAATAATAATACCTAATTCAGAAAGTATTGCTACTTTCTGTTGTAGTATTCAGACTCATATAATGGTCTTAGCTTTTCACGCCAAGTTTTATAGTTATGCTTACATTTGAAATATTGATTAAGTGCTTTTACTGCATCTGACCTAAACATAGGGCTATCATGTCCCGTACGTTCTCCTACATATAAATAGGAGAAAATTCTAATTAAACAATAAACAGGTATTTCAACCTGTCCATCTTCAGTATTAAATGTTTGAACTGTAGCAAATGGATTTTTAATTACATATCCATTGTCTGTATTTTCTCCATTGTTGAAAATAACTTCAGTTTTTAATTTAGTCATTTTTTAAAATCTCCGAATAGTTTTGTAAGTAATTGTTTTGAAAGTTATTTAAGGTTTTGAATATCTCAAAACCTGTAAAACAAATTGAACTTATTAAAATTAAATAGCAAGTTAACTGGATAGTTAATTTCATTAACTTAATCTCCTTAAATAACTTTCGTTAGTCCTGGAGCTCTTTAAGTCCTTTCTGATTAAGTTCTTCATATAAAGGGAACGATTAAGTTCCCCTAGTTTTTTAATGATATGTTTCTCAAGTTCTGACTTGTTGAAATCATCTTCATTAAGTGTGATCTTAATTTGAAATTGTTTTTTCATAATACAACCTCTAGAGTTTCTATTTTTTTCAAAAGTTCACAACCTCTATATGGGTTGTAAATATCTCCTTTTTTGTATGCTTCAGACTCTTTATCTTGCTTATCAGTATTAACAACTGAATAACCATCAAAGGCCCAATTCTCACAATCGGAAATGTCAAAAATGTGAACCAACATTATTTGCCAAGCAAATAATTTATGATCTCTTTTTGCTGCTCTTGCTGCTCTTGTAGCGTGAACAATATTAGGATCATTACCTATTGACCAATAGTAAGAACTATTACCATGACCAAATACAGTTAAAGCAAGAACCTCACGGTCTTGCTTTGTGTATGTGATTTTCTTTTTAGTCATTGTTTGTATTCTCCTTCTTTGAGAATGTATCAACTAAGAATTTCTCGAGCTGGTTTCTTTCTGCTGTTCCCTCTTCGTATGCTCCTACAAGTTTTGTAGTAACTTCTTTTAGAACATCATGTAAGAACTTCTTTTTAGCTTCATCATATTTGATGCTGACATTTCCTAATGAATAAACAAACGCCCGCATCATCTTTTCCTGATCTAATCTGATGTTAATTGTATTAGCTCTATTAGTATCAGATATGCTGATGTTTTGTGAGTAGCTATCAAAAGATATAGAAACTTTTGAATCACCCGCCTCAAGGTTGTTTATCCTAGTTGTAGGAAATAAATCAATGTCTGAATGTTGCATTGTTTTTGTAAGATTTGAATAATTTTTTGTTTTAGATAGTTAACTATTGGCTAGAAAGATAATTACTTATTTAACTCCTGAAGCGTTAAGCGTTGAGAGTAGAAAGAGAATAAATTAATAGATAATAGATAACTAATATTAGTATATCGAATAATGCTATAAAAGTACATATATGTTACCGATTAATTTCAAGTCCTAAAATATTACTCACTTAAAAATATTAAGTCCTTATTTAGTACTTACATAGGGGGTACAATTGTACTATAAATTTTTTTTATGCTAGGGCGGGGGAACTTAAATATATTCTGGTTAATTTTTTGGTTCTACTCGAATAGAAAGTTCAGGAGCTTGTATATTTACGGTTTCAACAGATTCACCTATTACTTTACCTAGAGAGTCCAGGATCTGTGCTGCGGTCTGTAACTGACCTTTTCTAACTGCTCTATTAAATAGACGTATTCTCATGGCTTGTAGCCTTGGCAGAAGCACTTCTCTATCTTTTTCCCAATCTTCATTATTCCAAACTTTAACTCTACCCCAATCTTCCCAGGCGGTAGTTTCGGAGACACATTCTATTGAAGCGTGTTCTAGGACTAATTGGCGAGTAGTTTTACCTTCAAGTTGACGAGCATATAATCTTTGGGACCTTTTTAGTACATCTGAGTACGAAGAGCGACCTTTTTGTCTGTTTGGTTTAGTTATTGGATTATTATTGATGTTTTCAGGAAAAGTAGAAGAAGCCACGGACTTGATCTTGTTAAAGGTTGTTAATGGAATAATAACCTAAAAATGCTGAAATAGGCTATAAGTAGGGGGTACGGGTTAAAATTTATGTTAATTTTTAGTTTATGACAGCTACAAAACAACAAGAAATAAGTTTAAGGTACGCCCAGGGTGAAGTTTTTAATAGTGATAAAAGATTTAGGGTATTAGTTGCTGGTAGAAGGTTTGGAAAATCGTATTTAAGTTGTATTGAGTTACTTAGAGGTGCAATAAATAGACCTGGTGAAGTTTATTTTTATTGTGCTCCTACATATCGCATGGCAAAGGATATTGCATGGAAAGAATTAAAGAGATTAGTGCCAAAAATATGGGTTCAGAGTAAGAATGAGACTGATTTAAGGTTGGAATTAATAAATGGATCAACTATTGAGTTGAAGGGAACTGAAAATGCGATGGCATTGAGGGGAAGAAGTCTCGCTGGTGTTGTTTTAGATGAAGCTGCGTTTATGGATAGAGATGTATGGGCTGAAGTTATAAGACCTGCATTAGCCGACAAACAAGGTTGGGCTTTATTTATTAGTACACCTGATGGAACTGCCAGTTGGTTTTATGATATGTGGTGTTTTTGTGGTGAAAGAGAGTGGGAGGATTGGCAAAGATGGAGTTTTACGACTATTGAGGGAGGTAATGTTGCAAAAGAAGAAGTCGAAGCTGCCAGAGGTCAGTTAGATGCCAGAACATTTAGACAGGAATTTGAAGCTAGTTTTGAAAATCTCACTGGTTTGGTTGCTGTTAGTTTCAGTGATGACAATATTGACAAGGAAGTACAGGATTTACACATGATGCCTTTACTTTTGGGATTGGATTTTAACGTTGACCCTATGGCAGGGATCTGTGCATATAAGCATGAAGATTGTCTTTATGTGTTTGATGAGATTATGTTGACGGGTGGTGCTACTACCTGGGATTTTGCTGAAGAAGTTACAAGGCGATATGGGGTTGATCGTAGGATTATTGCCTGTCCTGATCCTACTGGTAGTGCAAGAAAGACTAGTGGGGTGGGTGTTACTGACCATACAATTTTAAGAAGGTCTGGTTTTACTGTTATGAGTCCTAAATCACCGTGGAAGATAAGAGATAAGATAACTGCTGTTAATACTGCCTTGCTTGATGCTAATGGAGATCAGAGAACTTTCATACACCCAAGATGTAAAGAACTAATAAAATCGTTAAGAACCCTCACTTATGCTCCAAATACAGGTATGCCTAATAAGAATCTAGGAGTTGACCATGCTTTTGATGCTTTTGGCTATCTTTGTCTACAACAATTCAACCTTGCAAAACCAGAGACATTAGGTCAGACTTCGTTTAGAATATACTAAGAACAACCTAATTCTTACTATGTACCACTCCACTACAAAGAAAAAGAAGAAGAAAAAGAAGGGCGGGAAGAAAAGATGTAGTTGTGGCGGTAAATAATGACTAAATTATGTGCAAGAGGTAAAGCAGCAGCGAAACGTAAGTTTAGGGTTTATCCTTCTGCTTATGCTAATGCTTATGCCGTAAAAGTATGTAAAGGAGATGTAAAAGGGCCAGACGGCAAAAAAAGGACTGCTTCTGGTTATAGTAAGAGCAAAAAAAAGACTACAAGGAAAAAACGTGGCAAGGCATAGTGGTCTTAAACGTTGGTTTAAGGAAAATTGGGTTGATGTAAAGACAGGAAAGCCTTGTGGCCGTAAAAAAGGCGAAAAACGAGGCTATCCAGCTTGTAGACCAAGCAAACGTGTATCAAGTAAGACACCTAAGACTGCTGGAGAGATGTCATCAGCCGAAAAAACAAGATTTAAACGTGCTAAAACAAGCAGTAAAAAAATAACATATCAACATAGACGAAAAAAGAAAAAAAAATAAGTGTAAATTAACCGTTTTAACGGTAATATGGTTTTATATAGATAAAATCAATGCCAAAGGGTTCTTATTCTGGTAAACAACGCAAATTAGCTGCTGTTGCACCTCCTAGAGATAAAATCACT